CAATGTGCAGATGGTAGTTAGCTGGTCTCATCTTTTTGGCAACACACCAGGACACCGCGCCAAAGAGAAGTTGTTCGTTGTCGTAAGCGTGAACCAGCATTTCCCCGGTTTTCAGATCGGCAACGTGGAGAGTGTCTGTCAAATCATCGTACCAAACGGCATCGAGGGTGGTCCCTGCAACACCGTTCATCAGTTCGCATTCTTCTTCAATCTGCCAATTAGGGCCGACGAGTTTGGCCCACGCGATGGCGTGTGGGGCGCATTCAGCGGGCATTTCTCCGGCAAAAGTGCCAAGGGCGAATTGGTGGCAGATGTGGTGAAACTCGGTGCCCTTCTTCATCTCAGGGGTTTCGATCTTCATGGACTCTTTTGTGGTGGCGTACCAGCCGTCACAGTTCAACCACATGGACGCAGTCGAGCCGCCGAAGCGCCAATGTTTTGTGGGGGCGTCAAGGTTCATTTCGTGAACCCCAGGCGCACGGCGACCAATCCGCGCTGGGCATCGGTCAACTTGGCGGGCAGAATCTTTTCGGTGACCCCGGCGGCAGCGGAGCATTCGCGGTACACGCTGGCACGCCGGGCTTCGTAGTTTGCTTTGTCGCCAACTGGATCGCCGAGGAACTTGGGGAGGAACGCGGAGAACTCGGCGAAGGTGAGGGGGGCGATTTCACCAACGGGGGCCTTGGGTTCTTCTTTGGTGGCAGGGGTTTCTGCCTTGACCTCGGGCAGCGGCTTGGCGATGGCCTGCTCTTGCGGCTGGACTTTCTCAGCGGGCTTTTCAACCGGAGCGGAAACGGCGGCGATTGCACCCGCACCCATCGTCGTGCAGGGGGCTTGCAGGTCGATCTTCACTGTGGTTTTTGCAGTTTCCTCTGCTGCGTTAGCGGTAGCAATCCGAGAGAGCAAAGAGGAAACGCGGTTGAGTGCGCCGCCGATGTCGGCAACGAGCTTGCCGAGGTCGATGAGTTCTTGTTGATTCTGAGACACGGTGGGCTCCTTTTGTGCATCAATGGCACATGGTGGGTTAGAAAGGTTTGCGAGGCTAGAAAGGGTTTCTTTGTTCGCTTCTCCGAACACTATGCCGGAGGTTTCTGATGTGTCAAGAGGCAAAGTTGGGGGGCCTACTAAGTCCCGCACGACCTCGCCCCAACCGGGTTGCCCATCGCTGGCCATCTGCTTTAGGCGGTGGGCTTCATCAAGTATAACAACGTCCCATTTTATCTGCATCAATCTGTCTTTCATGACAACCATGTCAGTCCAGGGGACCAAGGTGTGACCAGGCGTTTTCGTTATGGAATCATTGCGTCTAACTATTGTGAAACGTCGCCACTCTGTCCACTTTATTGCCTCTTTTTGCCAACAGGGTAGGACGGACAAGGGGGCGACAACGAGAACATTTGATAAAGGGCCGATTCCTGCTAGGTCTAACGCAAGAAGAGTCTGCACCGTTTTTCCAAGGCCGGGAGCGTCTGCCAGGATTCCACGTTCCCAAGCAGCAAGGAATCGAGCGCCTTCCTCTTGGTATGGCTTCACGGGGGCAAGCAGTGTCATGTCGGTATGCGATCCGCAGCGTCGTCCAGGTCTTCAGCACTGCGCCGCAACGCCAACATATCAAGGCGGAAAACCCCTGGCCCTGGAGTCGCTTTCATCCGCTCGGCGCACTCTCGCATCCGGCGGGCAGTGGCACGCATTTCGTCCACGAGTTCAACGCGGGCGATTCTGTTTTCTTCTGATCCTGTGGTCATGGGGTTTCCTTTTTGGCGTTTTGTTCCAAAGTGTAAACCGCCCAAACATTCCAAGCGACATGGTAAATGTGCGGCAAGTCAGACTCAGGATCCGTGTCTTCGCATTCATCCAATCGCAACAGGTGGCGCACCGCTGCGGCCCTATACCGTTTGATTCCATCGGGAACGGTTAGCCATCCGCCCTTTGTGTACTTTTTGGCGCCGTACTTTGCCACCTCAAAAATTTGGTGCTCTCGGAACATTGAGGGCATGATGATGTCCAGGGGGCGCGAGTTTTTCAAGCGGGAAATAACAAGCCAAATCGCGGCATGGTCAAACCCAATGGCGTAATGCGGAGCCATGATGCAATCTGGGTGGAAGTCCATAAGGAGATCCCACGGTTCCTTGTTGGCGTCAAGTTTTGCCCCTGCCGAGTGGGGGTCTTTGCCGTGGGGATCTGCTTGGGCCGTAGAAATGGCTGGAGTGTCGATTTTCATGGCTTTACCCTCGTATTCCAAAGTTGAAGCAGGTTGATATTTGGTGACAGACCGGAGCCGCTGCACACATGCAAAAGCGCGAGAATCAAACACTTCCCAGGTGGATGCCCAATGCCTCCAGACTCGTTCACGGACATTTGAGCACCGCAGAATGGACACGGCAACGCTTTTTGCGCTGGAAACTCGGTGCTATCTGAAACCAAGATTCCCTCTGGTGGTGGGCTTGAGAACTGGTCGTCGAATGCTGTGGATGTCATTTCTCGTTTCCTTTGAGGATGGCGATTGGTGGTGGGCTGTTTGGATCCGCTGCGGTCTTAGGCACAGGGTAGATCGGAGGCCATGCGCGGCCCTGCGGTTCCTTTCGGCACATTGGGCAAGCGGCGATGTATTCTGCCTGGGTCCACCCGCACTGCGTGCAATGATACACTGTCTTCGTAATAATCATACATCCACCTTAATTTCTTTTTGCATAGGTTCCCAATCTTCAGTTCCAAGCGGTGCTATCTCATGCGTTGATTGAGAAGTCACCCAGTCGCTTGTCAGCAAATACCTTCTGTCTGCGCCATTCATAGTCCTGAGCCACCATTTTCCAATCAAAGGCCAAAACTCATCAGGAGTCCGGTCAACCAGTATCTTGGCCTTCGGCGGCGCTGGATTCTTCCATCTGTATTCTCTGCCGCTCTCAATATGCGTAGCGCGGTCCCAAACAACGGAAATATCCAGAGTATCACCGTCTATGTTTCGTCTAACCACACTCCGTTTGATCTCGCAGTCCCCACGAAAAATAGCGTCAACGATTGTGCGCCATGCTTCCAGCGTGTTTGCGGTCATGTACTCATGTTCTTCCATGGTTTTCTCCCTGGGGGATGCGTTGTTGGTGCGGGCAGTCATGTTGGCGCCTGATGAGATGGAGTGAGCCCTGGCTTGGCATCCTTCACTTTCAGGGAAAAGCACGCTCCGTCCACAGTGTGTGCCGCCTTAGTTTCGCCGGAAGACTCGCAGTCAACATGCGCCCACTGCGTGCCAACCAGAATCAAACTTTGATCTGGCAAAAGCGGCTTTCGACATCGTGGGCAAGTGTGGTTGTTCATGGTTTCTCCTTGTCGGACGGATATACCGCGATAGTTATCAGGTATTCTTTCATTGATCGAAACCCGCCGTGGGCGCAAATGCTATCAAATCCCTTTTCCCTGCTCAACGAGTCGCCGCAGCAGCAAAGGTCTGGGTCAACGTTCCTGTACTTAAACCCAAAATACTTCTTCCTGAAATATAAAACAATTCGTCGAATCAGAGACCGTGCTTTTCGTCGGGGTTTCATGTTAATTCTCTTATTATCCTGCATTGAACGAAGCGCACACGACGCCACGAAGCATTCGACGGTCAGCAATGCCGATCACGTCAGCAAAAACGTGTCCCTTGGGCGGCCAAGATCCGTTGTCGTCCTTCGGATTCAGTCCGGTGCTGTTGTCAAATCCTGGATGAATGCTGAGTGCGTCCTCTTCACTGGACGCGACGACAACGGCGGAATCGTAGTAGTCCCACTTTGGCTTATGTTTGCATTTTTTCCACGAGGGAGTCAGCAAGTAGATATTCATGGTTTCATTCTCCTATCATTTTAATTATGTTAGACGTTTTCCTACGAAGTGTTTTTCTCAAGCGGTCCTCTAGCGTTGAACCGGCGTCCAATTCAAACATGAGTACCGGGGAGGTGCTGACAGATCCTTTGCGAACGACCCGCCCTGTGCATTGAGTGAGTTCGTGCGGTGACCATACAAGTTCCACAAAAGCGCCGGCCACCGCCTTGTGCTGGAGTCCATCAAGCCCTGTGCCGCATGCGCCAATGGAAGCAACGATAACGGGTTTTTTGTCATTTTTCAACCATTCATCAATGATTTTCTGGCGTTTTCCTGCACTGTGTCCACCGTGGACAAAGGGGGCGTCAATTTCTTTGGCTAACGTTTCAATGACGGTACGGTGTTTGGCAAAAAGAACAAGAGGCATGTTTCCGTGGTCAGAAAGGAAGTCACGATACCAAGAGGATACCGCGGGAACCTTTGCCAATCCGCAATCTCGGCAGTACGCGGACAGGCGGTCTTGCCCTGGGATTTGGTCAGAGCGAGCGGGATCGTATCCGCTCATGCCAAGGTCCGCAGCGGCTTGAAGGAGTGCCGCTCTGGCGCCGTCCTGGTCCGCATCGGGGCCAAGGCCGGTTTCGTCTGGAATCAAAGGTGCCGATACGTTTGCCAATGAAACAATTTCGAGAATGGATTCAGGGAGTTCACCTGGTACGTCTTTGCCCGTTCGTCTTAGCCAATGGCCCCCGGTTTCGAGGGCTTTTCTCAATTCACCCAAATTGTTTGCACCCAATAAATCCGGTTTCATCTTTGTTGGGTTCCATCGTTTGCAGTGGCGCTCACGGTAGGCCGCCAAGTCGCGTGTGGCCGGGTGGCCCACCGTGTCTAGGAGGGGTTCCAATTCTATTGGGCGGCCATTGGGGGCCGGGGTGCCTGTGAGTAGCCAGACTCTCATTTGTTATGCACCCTGACGCGCCAATCGGGATCCTCGTCGCAAGAGTGATTGGACCAATACTCAGTGTAGTCCCCTTCGGTTGCACTGTCGTCAGATACAGACTCAAAGTATGCGACTGTCTCTTGGTGGGTTTCTTCATTGTACGCAATTTGCACGATCACATCGTGGTCGATTGATTCTTGGATTGCGTTCACGAGAGATTGACGGTATGACATGCGGTTTCCTTTGTAAAAAGTTGCCCCGGTTTCGAGGGTTTCGAGAGGGCAAATGTGGGTTATGGTGTCGCCGATGTGGCAGGATAAGAGTCCGCCATTTTATCGGCGGAATCGGCGAATGCGGCGTACTCTGTGGACTTCTTGTTGGGTCCGCCTGACGAATAGACGACACAAGCGGCACGGTAGCGGAAGTGAGCCGCCAATTTTTGCCAGAAGTCCCGCTTGCCAATGCCCTGGACCTTGTGCGTCCCTTGGACCCAAACGTAACCGCTAAGGCCAACGGGACGAGGGACGACTCGGATTCGCTTTGTCAGTTGGAGGCCCTCGGCGACAAAGCGACG